TACGACTATGAGAACTTCAAGGGTGCAGTGTTTGCATAACCCGTAACCCGCAAGGGTTATTGGTTGACAGTTCGGACAAATTGCAGTATAATATACACTTAAACAACAAAAGGCTTACATGAAAAACACTTACCAAATCGCTACTGGCACAGTTACTATCACTCCTACGGGCCTTATCCACAAAGCGTCTAACGCATATTCGGGCAAAATTGCTGCCAAAGAAGCAACCCAAAAGCCCGCAAAGAAGTAAGGGGATTGGTTGACAGTTTGGACAAAGTACGTTATAATTAACACTTAGCAACAAGGAGTTCATAATGGGCACACGTAGTCGAATTGGTGTAATGCACGGTGATGTTTGCAAATCAGTATATTGTCATTGGAATGGTTATCTTTCAAATAACGGCGTACTACTTCAGGAACATTATGACTCTGCAAAAGCCAACCAGCTTGTGGCCCTTGGGAATCTCAGTGTCCTCGGCAAAAGCCTTGGCGAAAAGCACGCCTTCGACACGTACCACCTCACCCCAGAAGAACGTAAGCAACACGAGTTGGACCACGGAAATTCATGCACGTTCTATGAACGCGACAGAGAAGAAAAAGGCCAAACCTGGGCGGTAGACCATACCTTTGCAGACTTCCTGCGCCGCGTGGACGAGTGTGGTGCTGAGTATTACTACATCATGCGAGATGATGTTTGGTATGTTGGTTGCCCAGATAAAGGTAGCCGATTGGTAGCACTGTCAGAAGCACTGCAAGAAGAAACAGTATGACCGGGTTCGTTAGTAAAAAGCAAATGTCAACAGATAAACTTAAAGGAAATATTATGGGCGAACTTGAATATGATATCCAGGAAATGTTTATTGAAGGCTGGGAAGCTGAAGAAATTGCTGTCAGACTGAAACTCAGTCTTGGTAAAGTTGTGTCAGTACTCAACAGTTTTGGAGTAACTGCATAATGTCAAACTATTCTGAGCAGTGGCCACATCTTGCTGAAGTTACAAATGGTCTTGAACCGCGCTTTGTTTCTCTTGTTGGTGGCGCGTTAGAAACATATAGCACAGATGTGAGAATTGATTATGAAGACTATATCCGGTTTATCCAAGAATACAGTGATTGGTGCGAGACAATCGAAGAGAAGACCCAGGGCCTATACCGCTGGGAATTCGAACATTAAAAGAGCCGTGCTGGGTGCAAAATATGCAACCACTGCACCTTCAACTTTAAAGAGATCTACAAAAATGAAATTTAATTTAAAGCGAAAGTTTCGCGAATGGCTATACGACGATGGCGCTGACAACGAATGTATGGTTGCAGAAGATTCCCCTTCAGATGATCTTGAGATAAATCACGATAATGCTATCCACTTTGCAGTGCTGCCAGCAAACGGTGGACGTATTGTGCAGATTAGATATTATGATCGAGTCAAGGATCGTAATATGACCAAGTTGCATGTTATTACTCCAGATGAAAATCTTGCAGAATCATTGGCTCATATCTTGCAAATTGAAGTGATTAGTCGCTAAAAAACAACAGAAAAATAGTCCAAAAAGAGGCTAAAAACGGTTGACAATAGGCTCAAGTTGCGCTATAATATACATATAGACAGCAACAAACCGGAGTTTAAAATGGCAAGAGAAACAGTAGCACAGCGTAACGCACGATTTGATGCAGAACGTGAAGCCCGATTGAGCAGAGAAGTTGCAGAGTATCCGATGCGTTTGATGAACGTGCTGACCCGTGCAACCAGTCAGTCTTTTGACTTGTCAGTAGTAGACAATAAGTTTCAAGTCTTTGCATATAATGATGCTCGCACTGTTTGGACCCTTGCTTATGCACAGAGTCCAAACAGTCAGGAACAGTTGGAAGACCTAGATTACACTTTGGATCGTTACGAAGAGGAACAGGCTGAACAACAGCGTTTGGCAGAAGTTAAGGCAGAAGCATTGCGTAAGGTCAATACATTGTTGACTGCCGAAGAACGTGAATTGTTGAATCTGTAAGGAGCCGAAAATGATTGCAGTACGCGAAACTACAGTTTGGGAAAATGTTAAAGTGCAACCAAACCACACTTACTTGATGGATGGTGACAAAGCAGTTGCTTACATCAAGTGGGGCGAAGGCGATGCGTTTTACTTTAAGAAGCCCTTGCGTATTGACAAGCGTGGTCGTAAGTTTGAAGCACTCAATTCTAATCCGTTCACAGCAAAGATTGAATCCAACATGATCCGCGTCGAAGGTAGCCGGGGTGCAGTGTACGAAGTTGATCCAGATGCAAAGACTTGCACTTGCCCAGGATTTTTATTCAGATCTCACTGCAAGCATTTGGAGCAATTATCAAAATGATATCTTTTCATGTTGCCCGGTGATGTTCCTTGCAGGCCACAGTGTGGACATGTAAGTAAAGGACGAGAAGAATTTTGAAGTCTAAGTCTTTCAGCCTGTGCAGCCTTTCTCTCTACTGTCCAGGCAGATTTCATCTTTTCTTTAGATTCATTGGACATTACTTTACCTTTATGAAAAGCACTAACTTGTTCGCCAAATCCAACTGGCTTAGCTCGACCTTTAAGTTTCGCAGATGCCTTCTCGGCCGCTTTTCTTTTGGTTTCATCTGATCGCATATCCTTATGACCTTTATTTGCCTCAGAAAGTTTTTTACGATGTTCTTCTGTAAATGTCCTTCCTTTTAAAGCGGCAGATCTTTTTGCATTTACTTCTGGTTTATGTGATCCTTCAATAGCTCCACCTGATCCTTCTTCAACTGTTAGATTAGCCCATTCTCTACTTTTTACAACATTCCATAATTCGCTATAATGTATACCTTGCTTCCTAATTTCTTCCTTAGATTCTGATTGAAATATAATTTCTGTTGTATAATCGTACCCATGCTTAGAACAATGCAGTCTCCATAACTTACCTGACCCCTTGTATAAATGCGGATCTATGGCAACTGTTTTCCCTAAGTATTTGAGGCCTGTTTTGTTGTGAGTTTTTACATATAAGTATATCATGTTTTATTTATCCAAGTTTCACCTTTCGTGGCACATTACAAAGGAGTTATAATGATTGCATTGTATCATTTTAAAGATGGTAACTCAGATAAGATCTGGGGATGGACCAAAACAGATCAAGGTGCTTTAAGCTTCTGGGGCAGAGCAAAAGGCTCCCTGAGCTTTAAGCATTACGACCGAGTTTGGGATGCCGAAGACCAAGCACACAAGAAAGAGCGTAAGGGTTACGAATACGTGAGCCATTACAATCAGGAAATTGGACCTAAAGGACAGGCTCTATTACCCGATGACTTTACGGGTCAATTGATGCTGGCAAAATTAGGCATGACAAAGTTCTAAAAGTGGTTGACAGTTCGAACAAAGTACGTTATAATTAACACTTAGCAACAAAGGATGATATGGTTAAAGGCATTTTGGTATTTGTAATTCTATCATGCGCTATTGCATTTTGTATTGGATTGTTTAGACAGTTTAACTACTTGGAAAAATGGCAGTTAGTTAAAACGTTGGCATATAGTGCAATGTGTTCTGCAATTGCTTTGATGATTCTTGGTACCATTGTTATTTTATTTTAAAGGACATTATGTTTGCTGAAGTTGCTGGTCGTGTTATTTACGTTGCCCTTGGCATTGCCATTGGTATCAATCTTTTTCTTTTTGGAGTTATTTAAATGAATCGTGTTATTAAACTTTCTATCGTTGCTGCCGCAGTTGTGCTGGCAGCTGGTTGCACCCGTATCGAAACTGGTGAAGTTGGTCTGCGTGTAGGCTTTGACAAGCAAGTTAGCAATGGTGAATTGCTTCCTGGTTCGTTTAACCAAACATTGGTTGGCACCGTGATGACCTTCCCGGTTAAGGAAGTTGCCGTCAAAGTTGATGACATTACTCCGCAAGCCAAAGACAACTCCACAATGAAAGACTTTGATTTGACTGTTATCTATAATATCAATCAAGCACAGGTTGCTGAGATTTATAATAGCAAGAACAAATCATTCCATGCATATCACGATGGTGATACTTACCTGATGTACAATTACATCTTTAATGCTGCTCGTAACGCAACTTACAAAGCTGCTCGCAAGTACGATGCACTGGATATGGGTGATAACCGTACAGCAATGGAACAAGAGATCAAAGAGACTGTGGCCAAGACTCTGGCTGATGAAAAGTTGGATGGTTCAATTACTGTTACGCAAGTTTTGATTCGTAGTATTATCCCTGCTGATTCAGTTGTACAAAGTGCAAACGAATTGGTCAAGGCCAAGAACGAATTTAAGACTGAAGAAGTTAAAGTGGCTACTGCACGTAAGCGCAACGAAAGTATGCAAGCTAACCCAATGGCAATTCCGTTGCTGATGGCAGAGGCTCAAGCCGAAGCTATGCGTAGTTTGCCAGGTGCGATTGCTAACTTTAAGGGTCAAACACTGGTAATCAACGGTGTTGTTACCCCAACGGTCCAAACTAACAGCGTAAAATAATTGAAATAAATGCCATAAAACGGTTGACAAGTAGTCCGTTTTATGGTATAATAAGAACATGGACAAGAAGTTCATGCCCGACAGCAAGCGGTTTACTTGCTAACTTTGACACACACAGGAAATTAAAATGACAGATAAACTTTTTACCGTTGCAGGCTATTCTACTAAAGATGGCAAGACTAAAGCACGTTTCGCAACTGACATGACTCGTATCAAGACTTTGGTCAAGACCGGTCATACCGACATTCAACTCTACGAGTTGTCTAAGCCTGCTACTAAGGTAGAGGCACTGGAGTTCTTGCACGCCAAGAATATTCCAGGCCACGCTGGCATCTCTATTGCAGATGAACTGGCAAAACGCACTAAACGTAAGGTAGCCGATCTTATTAAGACTGGCCCCGTTTCCAAAGCAGCCTAAGCGTGACGCCTATCGGGGGCAGGCTACAGCCCCTGACTAATTTTTTTGGAGACGCAAATGTCCATTGATTGTTACCGTGTTATTAGAAGTCTTGAAGATCATCCCAGCCGTTTGAATAAAGAGGCAATTGTTCTTGCAGAGGCAGAAGCAGGTAATACAGAATTCTTTGCTGGCATGCGTCTCGCTTATGACTCCATGATCACATTCGGAGTCAAGAAGGTTCCCAAGCACAGTGGTCCCGATGGACAAGGTCTGCCTTGGGTAGCCTTTGCAAAACTTGCAGATGACCTTGCAACACGCAAGCTCACTGGTGATGCCGCTAAAAAAGCAATTGAGCTTTGCCTTGCAGTTGCAACACAAGCAGAGTGGAATGACTGGTACATGCGTATCCTTACTAAGGACATGCGAGCCGGCTTTACAGAAGGCACGATCAATCGTGTAACCGAGAAGAAGTACCCACAATATGCCATTCCTGTTTTTAGTTGCCAGCTTGCTCATGACAGTGCTAATCATGAGAGCAAGGTTATTGGTAAGAAAATCATCGAGGTTAAATTGGATGGTGTTCGCGTTATCACTATCGTTTACCCTGACGGTCGCGTTGATCAGTATAGTCGAAATGGTAAAGAGCTTGTAAACTTTCCGCACGTTAAAGAGCAGTTTGCAAAGGTTGCCAATACGCTACTTGAGCCAGTGATCTTTGACGGTGAGAT